GTAGTTAGTTTCAAGTATGGATAGTTTTCGTTTATTTCTTTCATTAACTCTTTTGTTTGGTTAGGGTTATACATGTCTATACCCTTTTGCTTTAACTGCATTTCCACTACAGGTGGAATACTAGCAAAGTGTGCCCATTCTTCTTTAACACCTTTATTCCAAATTTCAGGGTTATCTCTGGACTGTTTAATTTTGTCTAACATGCCACTCAAATCTTGAGTAGAAGTTAGGTAGTATGTATCTTTAGCAGGGTCATAGTCAAAGTACTGACTTACACCTGTTACGCTATTGTGGTCAAATAATATTGGCATAGTATAAATACAACAGAGGGAGAATTAACTCCCTCTATCATATCACATCTAATTACTAAGCACCTACGTTTTGCACTTTTGCATGTGCGTCAGGGTTTTGAACTACTAAAGCATATTCTGCTGTTAATAGCCAGTTTGTTGCGTCACCAGTCTTAGCAAGTTCTTCTTTGCTTAAAGGACGTAGTGAAGCTAAACCAACATAACCTGGGTCTACACATAAAACTGCTGCATCACGCATGAAACGGTCAAGTTTCACAGTGTGATTACCGAAGTCAGAAACGTAAACGTCTGCTGCACCAGTAATTGTAGCTTGTGTTGTACCTTGAACATTGTTGAACTTAGTAGCAATACCGCTAAAGCCAGAGAAACGTGCTTTGTTAGTTGCTGACATAAGGATTAATGATGGCTCGCCACCGTCTGTCCAAGCTAATTGTAAAGCTGACTTTAAGTCTGCTTCAATGAATGTTACTGAAGTACCGTCTGTAGGAGCTGCAACTGTACCGCCTGAAAAACCAGGAGTTGTACCAGATGTAGAACCTGTAGCTAATACTCGGTTTACAATCCAAGACTCAATACCTGCAGATGAACGAGCTGTTGCTGCACCGCCTGCTGAAGATGCTTGGTTACGTACAATTGCATACTCCATGTCACGTTTCATTTCTTTACCAGCTTTCATAAGTTGGTAAGCAACTTCAGACTTACGACCATATTTTTTAACTACGTCATAAGTGTTAGAAATTTGAACTGTTTTACGTGAGATTTGAGTATAGTTACCTAATACTGTTGTTGATGCTAATGTTGCGAATGAAGCGTCATCACCTTCAAGTGCTCTGTTAGTCGCTGCTGCTGCGAGGGCGTCAGTTTGCCATTGGTGATACGTCTGGCCGGCCGAAGACCTCTTTGCAATTGATAAAAGTGGTGTATCTTCTGGAGAAATATCAAAAATGATATCCTCAAATGACTCCGCTATACCTTTACCGGTATAACTATTGGTTGCTGCTGTTGCCATGATTTTTTCCTTTGTAAATTAAAGCATGTTTTCTATAAGTTTTGTAGCCATATCTGACTTACCTGTTTTACGTAATGACTCACGTAATTGACGGTGAGCAGAGCTAGCTTCCGCTTTAGTATCTTTAGAACCAGGTTTCACTACTGGCTTAGCACTTGATACTTTTTTCTTTACAGTAGAATTCTGTTGAAGTTTTCGCCATTGCATAGCGTCATGCAATACCTTTACGTGACGAGGGTCAACAATTGAATTGAGTTCTGCATCTGAAAAACCATAATCCTTGCCAGTAGATAACAATGCTTGGTTAGTCTCAGGACTCCAATTTGGTATCTCTTTTGCTAGAATTTCTTTTCCTTTTGCTATCTTCTCAGACATCAATTGCGTTTGCTTCTGAACGACTTGTTGCTTTTTGGCTTCAAACTGTGAAACAAGTTGACTACGTTCTTGCTGTAGTTGGTTGTATGTAAAGAAAAGTTTTTGTGCTTCCACAAAGTCATTATCAGACAATTGTTGCCAATTCACGTTTGCATATTGGTTTAATTGTTGGTCTAATGATGTGATTTTTGCTACATCTTCAATTAAGACATTGTTAAGTTGCATCTGTTCTTGAAAGGCTTGCTCCTGCATTTGTATTTGCTGGGCATACGCTTCTAGCTCTTTGCGTTGTTCTGCTACTTGTTGTGTCTTTTGCGTGTAGTCTAAGCCTTGTTGAGCTAATGCTACTACTTCGTCTAGTGGTTTTTCAACATCTTCACCATTGACTTTAAGTTTAAGGATAGCAGGAACTTCATCTTGCGACTGTTCTTCTTCCTCAGCTTCGTCATCTGGCTCATCTGTTGCTTCTTCTGACTCTACTTCTTCAGTATCTTCAGCTTCAGCCTCTAGTGGTGTTTGTTCTTCTTCGTCTTGAAGTTCAGGTGGTTTAACATCTGACTCAACACTATCACCAAGCATAGTCTCTAACCGACTTTGTGGTGACTGTTCTGCGACTTGGTCACTCATAATTTTATTTCCTTGAAATTAGACAATAAAAAAGACTCGTAAGAGTCTTAAGTAGGCTTGTCCTTACCTAAATTCTTTTGCATGTCAAAACGGTTTTCACTCAAAATACTGACAAATTGCTTTTGAATGAAACACTTACCCAAATACTTTAAATCTTGGCTTATCCGTTTGTATAGCTGCGAGCCTACCTGTGGTCATCACGTCAGTAAGTTGCTTGTTGATTTGGTTTAATAGTTGTAAAGCGATAACTAATTTGTTATGTGTCTTCTCATCACCTAATGGACTGTTAGCCATACTAGCAATAAGACTTTCTCTTACTTTATCCATAGCTTCTTTGTAGATAGGGTTATCTAATATCTGTGCTGCTTGTTCACCACGTTTAACTTCTTCTAATGACTTATCCGCCATACATCATCCCTGCCTGAGCTTTGATTTGTGCAATGGCTAAGTCAGTTTCAGCTTTTAATTGTGCTTTAAACTTCTCTAACTCAGCTTGTGCAATTATTTTTTCACGTTCAATTATTATATCATTCTTTGAACGTTCTTGTTCTTGCATCATTTGTGCTTGGGCTTTTTGTTGTGACAATGCCATATCAGACTGAGCCTTTTGTTGCTCAATAGCTAACTGACCTTGAATAAGAGTTTCATTAGGGTCAGGTCTTTGTTGACCTTCTTGCTCAGGTGTATTAGCTGGATTAACCCAGAACTCTTCAGGGTTTTTAAAGCCTGCGTTCTGTGTAAGTTTAGCGAGTGCGTTGTATATCTTTTCAGGGTTAGTTAAGCCAACAGCAATAGCTTCTTTTTGCATATTCAAGATAGATGTTAAGTGAACTAACTGTTGGTCTTTATTACCAGCACCTAAGCCTACAGAGATAGATAAGTCTTTACGAGCTTTCCATTCTCTAGGGTCTACTTCTACCCATTTGTTACGTAAACGAATAATGTCTGGTTTAGTAAGTGTTGTTCTAACTAAATGATGCACAAGTTTAAATAGTTCTTTTACACCTGTCTCAGCGAATGTTCTAGCTACTAACTCAATACGTTGTTGAGACGCATTCATAATCTGTGCTACACCGGTAGCTGTCTTGTTAAGACTGTTAGAGTCTAAGCCTTGATTGTAAGCTGTGATACCTGTTCTCTTTTCTTTCATAGAGTCCATGTATTCAACCATACCGAATGATGATGCTGGTAGTGGTGGATGTGATAAAGGCATGATGCCTGAACCTGGGTCACCTTCTACACGAACAATACCACCTGGTCTTGACGTAAGCATATCGTCTAGGTTTACTCTGTCAGATATTGCATAACGACCATTGTTAGCTAGATACATATTATCTAACTGACCACGAATAAGCGTAGACTTAATTAACTGAATGTCCATAGTCAAGTCAGCATAAGAACGACCAATATGTCTATGTGGCATTATCATAGGTGTGATACATGCGAAAGGTACATACTCGCATTTCTCTTTGTATAGGATTGTATTGCCTAACACTACAACTCTATATCTTTCACCGTCTAACTTAATGTATGTGTCTTTAACTAAACCTTCTTCTGGAGCAATAGCTCTGTCGTATTCTTCATCATAGATATCACGAGCATTAGACTCTTCTTCAAAAGTGTCTCTAATATCTGACATGATAGACTTGATGTATTCTAGTGGCTTGTCAAATGCTTCAGCAATACTAGCTAACTGCATAACTTCTCTATGTTGAACGAAAGTAGCGTCTTGTAGGTTAGGACCTGATACCTCTACAGATATCATCATGTTTTCAGGTGCTACGTTATCAATGTATATTTCAGTCTTGCTTTCTGTAACCTTGAGTTTAACGTCATGTAACATAGGTTGCATGATAGTTGCTGGGTCAACACCATTCATCATAGCTTGTTGATATAACGCATCCATATTAATAGATGGGTCAGGGTAACCAGTATGCTCTAATACTTCTGTCTTCTCATCTGAAGCCAACATTTGTAGTTGTGCATCAGTTAAACCTTTATACTCGTATTCTTCTACCTCTTCCTCTTCTTCAGAGTAAACCTTTACATATCCGTTCTTAGATAGTAATGCGTCTTTAAACCATACATAGAATACTTTAAACCCTTCGTTCTTTTCCATAACGACATGGTTAATGTAATCTGTTTCTTGGTCTGCTGCTTCTTGGTCTTCAGGACCTTTAGGGTCAAACTGAACAACCTTATCACCAGCTACAAAGACTTTGAGTAATTGTGGTAATGCTGACTCAATCGTGTCTTGCACGTCATAAGATACAACTTGTGAACGACCTTCTTCTTCGTTACCGAATGGTTGACCTAAGTAATAGTCAATAGCCTCTGCTCTATCGTTAGATAGTGATGAGTCATTTACACCATAGGCAATACTTTCTTGTTGCTCTATCTGTGCAATGATTTCCATATCTTGTATCTTCATTAAACAATCCCTCTATTTGTATATTGTATCTTCTCTTTAGACCATGACTCGTTCTTCATAGCTTCTATAGAGGTACATAAGTATCTGAGACAATCACTACCATGACTGTATTCGTCATGTAGTGGTGCACCAGGTTCATTGGTTGCAGAGTTTATACTTCTGCGATAATTCTTTAAACATTCAACAAGTCTATTAGCTGACTTATCAAAGTATATTCTGTGGAAGTTCATTCTTACTAATTTAATGCCAGACTCTATATCTTGCCTAGGAACAATCCTTACATCCCATCCTAACTTCTTCATAATATCTTCTGCTGATATACCATGCTTAAAATCTTTAGACTGTCCGTCATGTGGTAAGAACATTGTACCCCAGTTATAGGATAAGTTCTTTAGTTGTGCAGAATAACTATCTAGTGTTCTGTGGTCATCTTCTATATAACCAATGATGCGTAAATCTGATATACCTTTTTGGCATAGGATAACTGACATGCTGTCGTTCCATCCTAAGTCCATGACTACATGAACCTTCATCATAGGGTCATAAGGCACAGTTGTTATACGGTTACCTTCTTGTGCTTCACGTATCTCGTTAGAGTATATAGCACCATCTACAGCAGCTTTACAATCACCTTCCCATATGTTTGCATAGTCAGGGTTAGTCTTCTCGCTATGTTGACGTTCTATCTCTAGTACTTCAGGGAACCAAGGATTGTCAGTATAGTTTACTTTAACAACCTTAGCGTTCTCTGGTGGATTAACCACGAACCTAGTATATGTGTCGTCTGTATCTATGTTGGGGTTAAATGATACCCATATCTCTGAATTAGGTTTACGTATCGTAGGTATAAGAATATCCCATGACTTCTTACTAACTGTCTGGGCTTCCTCCACCCATACAATATCACATCCTTCAAAAGACTTTATAGACTCAACAGTATTTGTAGCAAGACCAGTAAAGCTAAATGAACTACCGTTAAGACCTCTAATCTCTGCTTCAAGAACTTCATAGAAAGCTCCTAGACCTAAAGACTGTATTTGGTCATTAAGTAATGTATGGACTGACTGCTTAATAGACTTTTGTATTTCTCTGGCACATAAGACACGTGTTGGCTCACTAGCTGCTTTTATAAGCAATGCTCTTGCCATAGACCATGACTTACCTGAACCTCTACCACCGTATGCTACTTTATAACGGTGTGGCTCAAATAAGAAGTCTAGCTTACTCGGAAACTTGGCTATCGTCTGGCTTGACAAAAGTAATTCCAATTCCTAATGGTAGTTCTGAACCATCTGGTCCACTTAATTCAGTTTGTGTAGGTAGTATCTTAGCGTATATGTTATAGAAGTTATTAGGGTTATCTATAGCCCATTGCTTCATGTGGTCTACACCACCTAATTGTTCAAACACTTCTATTACGTTTTGTTTAGCTGTAGCAGATAGTTTATTAGGAACTCCTGCCTTTCTACCTGAGCCTGGTCTTTTACCACCGTGACTTGATAAATTCTCTTCTACTTTTTCAAGTTGTTCATTGTTTTCCATTGTTTTGCAACTCCTTATAGGTTGGTTGCCCTCTATTGTTTAATCGCTTAATAGTCCTTTTGGTTCTCTATACATTGTTTCTCTTGTAGAAAAGTCTTTTAACTTTCCTTTGTTTTCCACAAAACCTAAATTCTTATAAAAATCTTTTAATCTATCTATTGATGTAGCTCCAAATGCTTTAGATGGAGTTAATGTTACTTTGTTTCCTGTTTGGTCTGCATAGTTAGTAATATCTTGCATGACTTGTGTTCCTATGCCTTGACTTCTCATTTCTTTAGGAACTACTATTTTAGATACAGTTAATTCTGGCTTATTCTTACTTACATAAGCACTAATATCTATTCCCATGTCTTTATATGGCTTTATAACGTCATCTAAGCTACCTAATAGACCTTTTGTTACATTCCCTACTTGGCTAGTAGATAGTCCTAAGTATGGGTCTTGCAAGTAAGATGGCATTTGGGCATAGCCTTCTGCATATTTCTGTGCAGCAGGGAAGTTCCCTGATAGTATGTCCTGTAATGTTGCCATGTTAAGTCCCATTGTTTGCAAATTCTTTATGGTATATGTTTCTGTGGTAGTCTATAACCTCTTTTGCTTTATTAATATCAGAATACATACCTAAATATTTGTGTATTTTATTAAATGTAATTACTACTTGCCATTTCTTACATCTTTTATGCCAAGTAACGCCTTTTACTCCAGATGTATTTCTTTTGCTCATTTTTCTATTGTAAGCATTTTCACTTACACTAGCTTTTCGCAAGTTACATATTCTATTGTCTGTTTTAATGCCATTAATATGGTCTATTGCATCTAACTGATACTCACCATATACATATAACCATGCTAACTGATGTGCATGATGCCTTTTACCATTTATAGACATTCTAATATAGCCACTATCTAATGAACCACATACATCTCCAATTTTTCTATTAGAATACTTATGTGTTTTTAGCCAAGTAAAAATACCTGTTTCTTGGTTATAATGAACTTCTTGCTTTAATTGCTCTTGCGTAATCATATTTACCCCTAATTAGGTTAATTAAAAGGCTATCCATGAATTAGCATGGAAGGGGAGCTACCCCGTTCGCCCTATTTGTTACAACTTACTTTCTTTTCCATTCCCTGTAAGTGGATATATCATTCTATGATACGTACTCCACCATTCATCACTATAATCTGTGTTTTGATAATCCTTGAAACAACAAGTTCCAAGGGTGTGATGCACTAACTTAGCATCTGGATTGTATTCGTATTCTGTTTCTAGCCAGTTCCATGTTTCGTCTAGTTTACCTACTTGTTCTTCAGGATATTTGAGCCATTCAAACCTGTGTAGGTATTTACCTGTTTGTTCTTGTACGAATTTAGGTGTTAATTGTTTATTGAGCCAATGCCCACAATTCCATAACATGACTGAACTCCAATTTTTCTTTGGATAGTCTTCGTTCTTTGCACCTAAGTACTTAACAGGATGCTTTGTTTTATAGTGATGCTTTACGACTTTTACTGCTTCGTCTGTATCAAAGTTCGCTAGTATCTCTGCAATATCTGTTCTGCATATCATATCGCCATCTACAAATAGTGCGATACCTTTAAAGTTATTTAGATATGGCACTAGAAAGCGTGAATAGATAAATGCGTTACTACCGTCTTTATGTGTTTCTTCGTAGTCTTTTAAAGTGTTTAATGCTAATGGTGTAAAACTGACCGGTATTGAAGACCTCTCAATAACTGACTGGCAAAACGCATGATAAGCCACCGGCTCAACTTTACCATCATATCCTACATATATATCTAGCTTTACCACTTAACTTTGTTAGCCCAGTATGCTGCGGACATTTTTCCTTTTGCAATGTTTTTAGCGTGTCTTGCTTTAAATGACTTTGCTCTATCTGTATTTGTTTTGTCACCACTTACACCCTTTTGTCCAAAGCGTATAAGTTTCTCTGTGTCACCATCTTTAGCCAATACTGCATGTGACTTAGTAGGATGACTAGGTGTTCTCTTAGGTTTATTATAACCTGAAAATGTTTCCTTGCCCTTCTTAATCATTTCTTTTTCTTAGCTGTCTTTGCTGATTGTTTAAATGCCATAGCTGTAGGTGCACCTTTAGAACCTACCTTACGCATCTTCTCACCAGAGCCTGCTTTAATTCTTGCTTTCTTTGCTGCAATGTTTGCGTATAAACCTGTTTTCATGTTATTTCTTTCCGTAAAGATGTTTAGACATAATAAGAGTTTGTTTTTCTTTAGTAGTCATAGGCTTTGTTACTGGACCACCTATTAACCATGCACTGCACGTTCTATCTGCGGCACATTTGAACTCAAACAGTTCACAATAACCTAGACTAGCACCATCCACTACTTCATTAGCGTATGTTTCATCATCTGACTCTTCACCTTGTATGCCACTGACTATGCAGTCCATCATTTCAGGAGTTTGGATAAATGCAGAGCAATTACCACAACGCATAGTCTTGGCAGTTTCTACTGGAGTTTGCCATTCATCTGCTCTAGCACTCCAAAATTCTTTGTTTGGTTCATCTGGATTAGCTGGACCATAACCTACATTCTTAAACGCCCAGTCTCTATTCTTAAGATTAAGTTTTATGTCGTGCGTTACGACTGGACATTCTTTAGCCATTATTTTTTCTTCTTAGCCATGCCTGCAGATGAAAGTGCAATTGCGATAGCTTGTTTTGGGTTCTTAACAATAGGACCTTTTTTAGAACCAGTATTTAATGTACCAGCTTTATATTCCTTCATCACTTTGCCTATTTTTTTCATCTTTCCTGCTTTGGTCTTCGGTACTGATTTCATGTGGTTTCCTTAATTTAATAAATCTGTGGTCATATCTACAATCGTTACACAAAGTATACTCGGTGAAGTCAAATGGTTCACCACATTGTTCGCAAATAGATAGTTTCATAAAAAGAAAAAGCCCAACCAAGGAGAGAGTATGGTCAGGCTTTTGTGGGATTACGTTATTAACGGACAGGAGTTGTCCAACAAGTAGTATTATAGCATACTTTGCTATATCTGTTCAACAACATTATGCGTTTATTCGTCTTTCTGCTATTGTCAGTAAATTATCGTATGCCATGTCTAATTGCCAGTAAAAGGCTAATGGTGGTTTAGCACCTAAGTATTTAGCATAAATAGCGTCTTGTTGCCCTTGTTCTAAGCTATGCACAATAGCGTGTATGGTTCTAACATTACTCATGTCCTGGGCAGAACACATCTCTTCAAATGCCTCGCTAGTTGACTCGCCTCCTGACGAGAGACCAATTGATTTAGATGGATAACCCAAACGGTGATTATCCGACTTCATCCATAAAGCCCAATCCTCAAGGATGGACAATAAGCGTTCCATACTAATCATATTGTGTTAGCGTATAAGCTACGCTTTGTCCAAATGTTTCTTGTGTAGTTCTTTGCTGAAGGTTATGTTTAGCGTCATCTGCATTATGACTGATAACACCTTTTATTTGGTCTTCTGTGAAGTTTGCTGTGTGTCCAAATATATTTTGTAGTGGATGTGGTTGTGGAATGTAATAGTGCATAAGTCTATTATCTTTATCTTTGAATGCGTGTATATGACCTTCCATCTTCATTGTGACAAGCAAGTTTTTAATAGTATTGTAATTACCATCTACATGTGCTGCTATATCTTTTATAGCTTTAGGTTCTGTAAGGTAAGCTAGTATTTTATCTCTGGTATTCACGATACATCCTTAATTTTACAATGCCACTTTTTCTTATCGTCTTGGTGCCAACCATGCACATGAATAGTCCAACCAGCTTCACGAACATGCCCTACGTTTTCATGGTCACCTATCTTCTTTACTCTAGCTGACATATTACCTGCTGTCGTTGTTTGAACCGCTAATACTTCTTTACCTTTTAAAGCTAGTAGGTCTATAAAGCCAAACAAGTCCTGTCTTATCCTTGCAAAACTATTCCAATGTTCTACTACTGCTACTGTGTATCCTTCTTCTCGTAATTTTTTAAGACTTAACTGCGTTGGGCTAGTTGCCATCAAATTGACTTTCGTTAGGTTTAGATGTTCCTTCTTTAAATCTTTTTTCTACATTACCGGTGGACTTATTGAGTTCGTATTCATAAGTGTGTGGTGATACGTCATCACTATTCTTGTTCTTTTTAAATATCTTGTCCCAGTTATCTTGTGCTTCTTGTTCAGAAATTAACAATGGTCTTCTTCCAGAACCTTTACCCATTACTTTACCTCCAAATGTCCGTTAGTAAATAACCAACCTATAGTTTTACGGTGTGCTTCTTCCCATGCTGCTATTCTATCATGCTTATCTAACATCTTATCATTATCTATCATGTGGTGGCATTGGTGACATAAGAAAGCTATACGGTAATCATGTCCTTTGATACCTGTTCCTTTGCCATCACGTAATTGGTTAGAGTGTGCAGATACTACAGTTCCATCTTGCATAGAACACATCATACATGGTGCACCATCTGCTAGTTTAAGTAGTTTAGGGTTACGATAGTTCACTAATAATCCCAACCCCAACCCATAGTCTGACCCCATACTTCTATCTGTTGCTGGTATTCTGTCATTTCTGAAGTTGTTAGTTTAGTACTTGACTTTATAAGCTCTACAGGCATGCCTGCAATTTCTGTTTGGTATCGTAAAAACTTATATCCCATAAGTTCATGTATCTTGTCTTTCTCAATACCAAGATGCTGACCTATGCTTGTATACAATTCCCATAATCTTTCGTTTTGTTCTAGGCTACGGTTAAGTTTAGCGTCTGTTACTGTTACACGCCAACGTTTAGTAAAGTCAAGATTTTTTAGCTTCTCTATAAGCTGAGGTAAGTTGTCTTTGGTTAATGCCCACTTTATCATCTCTCCATCCTTTCGTTTTAAATACTTGTCCGTCTTTAGAAGTTGCTTTGTATTGAATGTCATCCCCAAATACTTTTTTGCATTGTTTGATAAATTCATTTATGGTCATCTTGGTGGACTCTCGTTATATCGTAAACCTTTTTGGTCAAACCAAAAGTTAAATGAACCTTCCCATTGTGCATTACGCTGCTTCTGAACAAAGACCTTAGCATCTGGAATAATCTTTAATTCATCATCTGAAGTCTTACCTTCTTCTATCAACTTTTCTTTGTATCTGTTACGCCATACACAAATAATATTATCACATAAATTACGAATATGCGAACTTCCCATAATGTTTGTAGCGTCTGGTATTTCTGCTTCGTCTTTAAGTTTTCTAGTATGTGCTACTAAAAAAATACTTACTTGTAAATCACGTGCTATTACTGCTAAAGAATTAGTAAGTCTTTTCTGTCCATCTAAAGACTCTTCAGTTACATCATCCAATTTCATTAAGCTATCAATAATAAATACATCAACTCCCAATACATGCTTTCCATAATGCAGAGTTGCTATCATGTCTTCTGACTTAGTGCTTCCTGTTTGGTCGTATATATATAACTTGTCTTTAGCACGTTCACAAAACTTATGTATATACTCATCTGTTGGCTCAGGTGAACCTAATGCCTGGGTAATCATTCTAGCTAATGTAAGCACAGGTCTCATTTCTAAAGATGCTATTAAACATTTAGTATTCTGTTTCATCATAGACAAAACAACTTGTGATAGCCACATTGATTTACCATGACCTGATACACCAGTAAGGATTGTTAGTTCCGAAGCCCTAACCCTGAACTTATCTTCCGTCTTAATCCATCCAAGTGATTTACCACTATGAACTTCCTCACTAAAATACTGTACCAAACTATCAGCAAATAAATCCGTACTTTTAACCTTAAACTCTGCATGTCCATACCCCTCGTTATAAAATTCTTGAACTGTTGATTGGCTAACTGTTAGTTTATCTATTACTTCACCTATGTTCACTAGATGCCACCTTCCCAAACTTTACGGATATTAGTTACAGTTCCATCATCCCATCTTTCTTGGTTAAGTAATGTCATAGGTGCTGGCACGAACCCTTCTTTCCATGATTTAGTTTCTTTCATCATATTGACATAGCCTATAACTTTATCAGCTATTAAGTCAAGGTCTTTTGCTTGCCATTTTTCTAAACAACCCTTCTTATTATTTTTACGAACATTTGGATAGGTATTCCAGAACTCATCAAAACGCATAATGGGTTTTATTATCTTATCTCTATCTAATCTACTCTTATCTGTTATAGTATTTGTATAGACTTGCTCTATACTTTCATTTCTTATAAGCCAAGTATCTAATTCTTTTACTAATTTTTCTACAAAGCTGATAGGCTTTCTAAATCTAAAGGCAATATCTGATACTTGTGGTAATTTGCCATTTGACTCACTAGCTAAACACCATAATTTGAATAAAGTTGCCTGTTTTATATCATCCATTTTCATAAAATCAGGGTCATTTAAAATATCACGACCATAACATTTAAACCACTTCATATCACTTTTATGCTTGTAATGCTGGTATTTATCCCAATTTTTAATACGCATGCTGCTCTCCTTTGTTAGTAATGCCAAAAAAGATTATCATGAATAAAATCTATAAGCAAACTATTTTTTATATAGAAAATACTTGACAGGTGTTTTTTATGGGTTTAGAGTTCAATTGTCAACTTTAGGAGAGAGACATGAAAATTTCAACAATGATAGCAACAGCAATACTATTCTGGGTTTATGTAGCTTTATGCCTTTGGGTTATGGGCAAGTTAGCAGGAGCAATATAATGGAAAGACATTTAGACCCAGACGCATATTTAGATGATATGGAAAGACTTGAGCAAAAAGAATTAGAAGCAGAGCATTTATTAGAACAACAGGAGAAGCATGATGACTAATTGGGGATGGGATAAAGATAGACATAATACCTGGTATAACCAATGGCATTATAAAACACCTAGAAGCTATCGTGAAAGATATGGTGTTGACTATAAACATGACGATACGGAACATCAAGAACATATAACAACAAATATCTTGACTGTCATATTAGTTTTAATTATAGTGGGGATGTTATGGCTACAGAACTAGAACATATAGCAATAATACTTAAAAGACTAACTGAAGAACTTAAATTAGATAACGAAAAATGGGAGAGAGAGAATGGAAGACCAATTTTACCAACAAGTGATGCAGGAGTTGCACGAGATGGAAACCAAACAACAGGAGAGAATAAATGAGCATTCATAAAAAATTAATGCAAGCTAGACTTGCCTTGCAAAATACAGAGCTTAAAAAATCTGGTAAGAATAAATTTGCAGGATACCAATATTTTGAACTAAGTGACTTTTTACCTACTATTCAAGAAATTTCTAATGAGGTGGGTATCTGTGGCACAGTAACATTTTATACAGACATAGCAATTCTTACTATTACAGACATAGATGATGCTACACAGTTTATTGAGTTTAAATGTCCTATGTCTTCAGCAGCTTTAAAAGGTTGTCATGAAGTACAAAATTTAGGAGCGGTTCAGAGTTACTTAAGGCGTTACCTGTGGGTAAATGCTTTTGAAATTGTAGAACACGACTCTATTGACTCTGCTAAGCCTGTAGAACAAGAAGAAGTTGAAGTAACTGAGTCTCAATTAGGTAAATTTAAAACACAATTAGAAGAAGCATTAAAAGAAGGTAAGCTAAAAGAAGCATTCTTTAAACTACCAGAAAATGCTAAAACTCAATTACGTGATTATGCTAATGAAC